GGATGCTAAGCGAGGGTATTCTTCCCATCTTACATTCCTCAGTCCCTCCATTGAGGTAGGGAACAGACCGTTGATGTGTGGCCATCGAAGGGAAACCAAATGGCTTCGCTACAGAGCCAACACAGAGGTTGGCGACTGTGGGTCAGTTTTGCATTTGCAGCGCCCACGGTTTTTTGGTAGCAGAACTTTGTGCGGCATCCACATCGGTGGTGATCCTGATTATGCTTATTCTATAGCCGTCAGTCAAGAGCTTTTAAACTCCATGATTGAAGACTTTAAAGAGCTGAAGAATCCCATCGAGAGGGAGTTGACTTTTGAAGAAACCAACCAGCAGAGTGGACTTTACGAAGCCTACGACATTGAGTTTACCTCATCAACTGGCAACTTTCTCAGATCCGCACCGGAAAATACCGGCTTTGGTTCTTTCATGGCAGAGGGTAGGGTTTCACGTCCAGTATCACTTCCTGTCAGAACTAAACTATCTTTGACAAATATCGGCAGACAGGAGATCTTTGGTCCTTCCAATCTAGTTCCAATGAACTTAGGTTGGGCCGCAGGTTCCACAGCACTTGTTAAGGCGCTTGAGCCATATGCCACTCCGAATAAGTTCGTGGGTGGCGATTGGGTAGAACCCGCAGTGCGGGTTGCGCTTAAACCTTTTTTTAAGTGCACCGCTGGAGTTCAGGCACGCACCCTCACGTATGAGGAAGCTGTCATCGGAGACCCGGCCATTGGCCTCAAGGGTATCCCAAGAGGAACTTCAGCTGGATATCCAAATTGTCTTCAGGCGCATGACAAGTGCTATTACTGGGGTGATTCTGAGACGTATGACTTGGACAATCCTAGAGCTCTCCTGTTGCGTGAACAGGTAATGAAACTTGCAGGACTCGTGGAAGCAGGCTATCGCCCCTACTTCATATGTCGAGGTTTCTGTAAAGACGAGACTAGGAAGGAGGGCAAAAATGCCAGGTACATCGCTGGTACTCCAGTCCAGTATTACATACTGTGTCGAATGTACTTTGGAATCATCGTTGCAAAACAGATGACCCAACATAAGTTCAACGGTATGTGTCCCGGCATCAAGGAGTTTTCCGAGTGGCCTTGGTTGTATGAGTGGGTCACCAAGAGAGGTGATAAAGTGTGGGATGGAGATTTTAC